AGAGAGGAACAGAAACATAGATCCAAAAACGAAAAATCTCTGCAATCTCATCTGATGGATTAGTGGTAACAATATCCTGGTAATGAGTAAATGGAAGCGAGAACTTAACGGGTGTCTGTTGGGATGCTGAAATTTGCACCCAAGGGAAACCCGTAGCACTAGCAAACGCTACATGAGCTGCCGGCAGAAGGGACCCTTGCGGGGCCCAACAAACAAGCAGACGACCGTAGTGCATGACAGTCGAGTTCAGCTTAAATTCCACTTCAAAATCAGGCCTCCAGTATTGAAAATAGCTTAGCTTAGATTTAAAGACTGGAGAATTGTAAAGGGCGTTCGGTAGATCAATAGTACCAATCAAGGTACCGCCCGCCTGAGCTGCAGTCCAGGAGATTGTCGACACGACACGAGGCGTCGTGAAGAAAATCTCAAGGTTCGCATCAGGCACATTAGTCTGTTGAGCCACAGCAGATGAATTATCAGGTGGTTGCACAGCAAGCTCATTCTGATCAGCAAAATGCGTGACTCCTTCAAGTTGGTCGTGAAATTCGTTGGAATTTTCATAGTTTGTGTTATTACTTGTCGCAGCAGAGAAATTGACCGCTAGGTTAACTGCTATTAGGCCAGCGGTTGGGAAGATGGTAAGCCATCACCTTGAGGTATCTAAATCTGGACTCACACTGAGTTCTATCCCTGGAACTCAATGTGCCCATCAGACTTAGTATTGTCAGTGCGGGGGCTATAAAGCCTACGTACAACCTCCAATGAACTCTCATTAGGAATGTCTAGGTCAACGGGATGGAGAGTAGAACATTGTTGACCCACAATATGATCATAGGAATCAAGTTCGTAAGTACAGCGTCCATTCGAACACTCCTGATTGTGCTTATGATAAGCAAGACAATATTTTCCAAAACATACTTGTTGCTCAAGAAAAGCATGCCGCACTTTCGGTAGAGCAGCACGGTAGGAGTGAAAAAGTTCATTATCGTGTAATGCCAATTCTTCATAGGTATCTCGAATATGAGCATTGTAGATTTGTGTCTCAGTTAGATTTTTAACATCTGTCCACATGCCAATAGTGGAAGCAGTAGATAAATCCAAGCGTCCAATGAAGCATCCCATAATTGGATGATAATAAAAATCTCGTTTAAGGAAAGACACTTCTTCTATCGGTAGCAAAG